AGGAGCCCACTCTTCAGGGTCGAAGCGAGTCGCCCGATAGAGCAGGCGCATGTCGTCAACAACTGCTGTAACTGTGACATGAGTTTGTGTGAAGTAAGTATCTTCGATTGCAAGGACTGTCATCAGTTGTCCTCCACGTAGGAATGGTGGGTGGTTTTGATGAGGCGGTACTTCATCCACAGACGTGCTGTGTCGTACTCGCCATTGAATCGTGTTTCATCTAAAACATTTGCACTTGCTCTGCGCTTTGCGCAGTCAGCAAGATTGATGCGATCAAACATGTTGAGATAGTCGACGTAAGCAGACATGAGTTGAGTTGAATTGGTGGACAAGACCTGGGACTTACACCGTAAGGATGCCCAGGATCTTTAGATTAACTTAATGTTTGGGATGCTCAAGCCTGTGCCAGGGATACTGACTGATCCTTTGACGCCATTGGGACTGGCGTTGACAGTCAGTTGGAATGGTCCAAGCTTGATCTGTTTACTTACTGACTTGATACCATGTTCAGTGATGTTCACACCATGAATGGTGCGATCAAAACTAATGGGAGATTTCTTGGTCACTTGATAATTTTCCGTGGATTTTTAAATGACATTCTTTGCATAGAGGTTCTACCCATAGTGGGTAGTCATAGTTGGGGTGATGGTATTCTTCTGCATGTTTATCACAATCTGTGCATAAAAATACAGAAGGACGAGGCCAAGTGCCTCGTCTGATCCTAGCTCCAATCCTGTCGCTTGCTCTATATCTTTTAGAGGCTTCAGGATCTTTACGTTTGTGATCAGGATTAGCACTCTTCCACAATCGTTTCTGCTCTCTTAATCTTTCACGATTTTCGATCGCATATTTACGATTGTATTCTTTGTGATAAGCTTTACGCTTATCAAGATCTTTGTGTGGCATTACTTCAAATCTTCAGGAGTCAATAGTTCAGCATCTTCAGGAGAAAGATTAGTCATAATGAATTTTTCACCTGAGGGGGATATAAAGCCCCCGATGAAACCAATACCATGTTTCTCAGCTGATTCTTTCATCTTGGCTACAAGCTGCATAGCTTGAAGACGTTGGATGTCAATTGAATCAGGAATGCGAGGAGTGTTTGAGTTTGTCATGTGAGTTGAATTGATGTGTGGTCTAGAAGACTGTGTAAGTCTACCAGGGTATGCAAGTACTGAAGCATGTATTAAGAGATGTAATGCATAGGAAGTACTTATGTATATAGAAGGGTCCCCCCTGGTTCTCCTTGGGGGAGTGTGAGGGGGGAATACATGTGTACTACCTGATGTTATCGATGCATTTCCTGGTGTTCTTTCCAGGCAGCTGCATGCATTTCTGCTGCAGTGATGGGTGGTTCACCAGGTTCGTTAGGTGTTGGATCGTAGTCGATCTCATCTTCTAGCATGCCGATTACCTCATCGATAACGTCACGCATGTGTGGATCGAGATGCTCGTCCATCTGATGACGCTTATCTTCGCGAGCACAGATAGCTTTGAGTGCATCAACTACTAGTTGCAGTTGATGATACTCATTCTTGGTCCAGTCAATTGCTGGATACTTCTTAGCTTGTTCCATGGTTGAGTTGATGGTGAGTAGGATGGACTGAGCAGTTTAAGGACATACTTAGGTCCATGTTATTAGCTGGTAGATATGCAATGAATAACAGTTCTTTCCTTCAAGGGTGGCAACAAGAATACATGAAGGCTCATGGTTCTATGCCACCACAAGATAAAGTAATGGACTTCTTAACATCTGTTGTACGGAATGAAAGCATTCCGATGCAAAACAAACAAGCAGAGCTTAGGTTGTTAGATCAGATGCAAAGGTTTACACCTGATGTACGTAATGTAGTCGGATAAAAACCTGGGACTTATGCATCGTACTTACGTAGGTGCTGCCCAGGATTGAGGCTATGACTGAAGTATTGGCATGTATTCGCTATTTGCGAATAGCGAACAATACTACGGCACTGTTATAACGTCATGCGCTCTTAGGTGAAAGCATGATCCATGCAGTGTAGTTAGCACTGCTTCTGTCTACACGTATCAATCCGTATTCTTCCAGTCGCACCAAGGCCTGGAGATATTGCTCAAGCCTTGAGTTTTGCGATGGAAGCTTAGGTACGAAGCATGGTGTATTCCCATACTTCTTCCTGTGATTGAGGTAGTACGCATAGAGATTGCGTTGGTTGATACTGAGTGCAGGTGTTACAGTTGCTTGCATTGATCAGCAGTAGTACGGACGGGATTCAGGATAAGCCTTAGCTAGTTCGTTGGAGAAACTGATGTCGATGTTGGATCGAGTTGTCGTATCTCCAAGAGAACGTTGGTCTTCGATCTCGTACTTCTCGAAGTACTTGACGTAGACCTGGACCGCTTGCTTCTTGGAGAAGATGCAGTGGCTGACAAGCGGGTCTCCTTGGGTGTAGTACCAACCTCCTTCTTCGGGTCCGCCGTACCTGAGGTAGGTTTCGTGGACCGTGACGACCGTTGGGTCTTTGTGCTCGAAGTACTTGTGCACGTTGTAGGCATTGATTGCGAAGCGTGCTTTGTAGGACTTGGGGTAGAACTTCTTGAGTTCTGAGATGTAAGACATGATGCAAACTCCGTGATGATGATTGAAATGATTGCAATCAGGATGACGATGATGTCACCGTCATCCCATGCTTGACGCAGTGTGTACTTAGGCTTGGTCATCGTAGGTCTCCAGTTCAGGTGGGTTGAGTTCGTATTCTTCACGCATGGCTTGCTCCTGCTGGTATGCAAGATCAGCCATTGCGTCAAGATAGTCAGCGTTGCGCTGCTCGTCAATGAAGTTAGGGTCTCTCATGGTTTGAGTTGAGATTGTGTCTGCGTTTATAGGATGCGCAGCCCCCTGGTATTATGAATACAACACACGTGTTGTATATGCCAATACCAATGCAGTTAGTCGGTAAAGGATTTGTGCCGCCTGGTTATGGGTCCAGGGATTTCAAGGATGAAATTAATCCTGGCATAAATCTCAGGCAAACAAATCCTTTGGGATGGCAAGAGATAAATAAAGATAACATTGGTGCTGCGTTCCAAGGATTATTAAATACTGTGACAGCTAATCCTGCACAGTACACTCCCGGATATGATCCAATGCTTGATCAAGGTGGTCATCATCCTGGCGCCAAGCAATTGATTGGTGCTTTCACAGGACAAGGCATTAACTTGACAGATGACACCGGAAGTGTGCAGTTAACTCCTGGTGGATTAAACATACAGTCAAACAAAGGTTGGTCTGCTGGATTTAATCCGACAGGTGGGAATATAAATGTTGGACCTGTAGGAATACAAGGTACATGGGCAGGAGATAAAAGCATTCAAGCCACAGTAAATCTTGGTAGACCCAAAGAATTTTCAGGTGGCTTTATGACTCCTCCCATGATGCAAGAGTTCTTGAATCCTGTTCAAGAACCAGTAGTGCAAACAGGTCCTTCAGCAGGTAGGCAGTTAATGCTGGAGCAAACAGATGAGTACTTACGTCGTAACCCATATGGTTACCGTTGAATAAAGTACTGAGGCAATTGAATACGTGCACAGTAATAGACATGTGATGTACTGGTGCATGCGTAGTCTTGGTTAGATCCATCCCAGATGAAACGTTGTCCATCTGAGAATGTAATATAGCCAGTACCAAGGTACTGTTGAATGCACACTGTCGTGGTGCATATGAAGTTGAGCATGGGTTGAGCTGAGTAAATGGACAGTAAACCCTGGGACTTACACACCGTGCTTACGTCGGTGCTGCCCAGGGATCAGAAGGTATTAGCCACCTTTGTTGCTAAGGAATCAACAAAGGTTGAACCATCTTCTTGGAATGCGAGCATGTATTGTTCACGCTCGTCTTCATCCATCAGTGCACCCAAGGTGTGGTGTGCATGATAGAAGGCTAGTGCGTTGACGATTGCATACTTCTCATCAACGGTGATGATGAGGTGATACCGCTTGTTGTCTTCAGTCTGATCCATGAGTGCGCCCATGTTGAGTTGAGGTAGGTGAATAGTTGAGCATGGGACTTACACCACTCTTGCGAATGGTTCTCAATAGTGGATGCCCATGTGTTGGTCACTTCATGTAGAGGTATGAGCCAGCGCAATCAGCATCTTGGATGCAGGTGGCAAACGATACCTCGTCCATGAGGTTATAACGTACGTGCTTAGCTGGTGCCTTCCAGCTTGCTGGTTTAAAGACACAGCCAGTCTGGCGATGTATGAATGCATGTACGCAGGCACCAGTGTTGCCATTCAACGTTGAGCGTTTGACGTCACGTTGGATGAGCTTGTAGTACTTGACGCCTTTGACCATGTCAAATGCAATGCCGCCATCTCCGTACTGCTTAGCGTACTGTGCAAGCAGCTTGTCGATCAGGCATTGGATGCGTGCCTCAAGTACTTCGGTGTGTTCTTTGAGTTGTGTGGTCATGTCAGCGAGTGATTGTAGGTTGTGCTTTGGTGGACTGTGGATTGATGTTGGTAAAATCCACACCCACTAGTGCCATGCCACTGATGGTGGCAAGGAGGAGTGCGAGGAGGGCAATAGCAATTGATCCAAGACGATTCTCAGGATAAGACTCATAAGAATCAAGGATCACATACTTGCCTTTGCCCATTGAGTAGATGGTCTTCATGGTGTTAGATCAGATGGTTGCAAGGATGTAGCGACAAGCAATATAGTCTTGGTCAGGAAGTGAAACGTAGGTACCTTGTTCGTGTGAGCCATAGGTATCTATCCACTGACCATCGATCAGTACATCGAGACATTCAAGGTATGCGTCGATGTACTCACGTGCTTGTTCCGTTGTTGCTACCCACTGGAGATAGCAAACATCCTTCTTGCATTCGATGTAATAGTGATCGATCTTGAACAAGCTGATTGCATTGTCAATCTCGTCTCTGCCGATAGTGAGCATCGTGTGGTGTGCGATGGATTGGTGTCCAGGATATAGAGTCCTGGTGGGAAGGGCCGAAGCCCCTCCGATCAGGAGTCAGTCCTCATGCCTGCGTTCCCAACGAAGCAGATCCCTGTTGAGATCTACCTTGTGTTGGAGTAGCACGCAGAATGGGACTAGGTCTTGGAACTGGGCTAACCCATCTTGCCATTGGAAGAAGAGTTGTAGTGCAGCTTGACGCTGTTCTTCAATCTCTTGGTCAATGGCAGGGGAGTCTCTGCGAGCCAATAGACGTGCGTCTTGGGTCAGCAGTTGTTCAACAGCTTTAGGAGTCATGGTCTCCAGTTGGTGTCGTGTGGTGTAATGCAGGGAGAACCCTGCAGAAAACCCACCGTCGATACGAATTCGTATCAAGACGGAAGGTTAAGTGCAGGGTTCAGTTCATGTACTTACTGTTGATGCAGAAGTACGTGTCACCAAGGAAAGACTTGGTGTAGATCAGGTTATGTCCTGGTTGGTTGTGGCACGTGGCCTTGTAGTGTCTGTTGAGAACTTTCTGTGCTCCAACAGATAGGAGTAAGCCAAGACCAGTCCCACAAAGGATAGCAACACAGGCGTCTGAGAAGTAGTTACGTTGGTAGTTGCGTTGCATGAATCAGTTACCTTGCTTAGGTTGGATAATGAATGCCATGTCGTTCGGCATGATGAGTGCCGCCGCCCGAGTACGATACTCGTTCAGCTTCTCCGTCATGCCTGCCTTAGTAGGTACCTTGACATTCTCAACTGCTGCCGCAGTATTGACAAGGATTGACGCAAGGTTCTTGCGGATGTTCAGTGCAGTCATTGTGTCGTGTGGTATAGGAGCAGGAATTGAATCCTGCAGTAAAGGGCCGAAGCCCCTTAGAGCAGGAATCAGAAGATAGTCCCAGCCATTGTGTCGAGATGGAGTTGGCTGATGTGCTGATAGTAATCAGACATAGCAGCTAGTAACTCCTTGGTACCGCAAGGGATACCTCCACCAAGTGTCTGGGAGTAACGCTCGATCCAGTCAGGATCTCCCTTGTAGTCATCTACCTGCACTTGGTAGTGAAGCATGGTTGATTCTCCTCCATGCCAGGTGATGCGCTCGGTTGCACCTTCGTAGGGGTAGTAGCACAGCATAGTGTTGAGTTGAGTAAATGCCACTGAGTTGTGGCAATACTGAACCAGGGAATTGCACCCTGGAACGCCGCTTAGACGGACTCAGATGTCGTAACCGTTGGTGATGCACCAGTTACGGTGGAGTGTGTCATGCTCCTTAGGCCAGTCATGGTTAATGCATTGGTGAGCAGTTGCCTTATCTGTGAAGTAGATAACGGCTTGCCCACCAATACCCATGATGGAAGCAGCGATGATCACGTAGGTTGCAATGCGTTGAGTCATGGTGTTGTGTAATGTGTAAACGTTGCTACGTTTAACGTCCAGCTCGACGAAAGATCCTGGTAACTGTTCTGTAAGACCAACAGGCGGCTGTAGCCTAAATGGGGTCGCGCACGAGGTATAAATACCTAGTCGTGGGTATAAATACCTAGTGAATTGACAAGGATTGTACGGTAATTAGGTGGGGATTAAGTTGATTGAGGGCTGTAGTAAACCCTGGCTCTCACCAGGGTAAAGTACAAACGTCAAAGGCAACTGCCTTCGATAACTAATCCGTGATCTTCGGGACGGCGTGTGATCCACACCTTCCACATCACGTCGTTATCCATGTAAACTTCGCACTCATACAGTTCCTCTAACAGGAACTTAATCACTTGGCTAGCTGTCCAGCCACTGGCTCGCAGCACGCCAGACTTCATGACAACCTTCTTGCCTGCTCGCAGCGCAAACGCTGCATCGACAAGTCGGCTAGTCATCTCATCTGTGCTAATCGTCGTCATTACTGTCGTCATGGTACCGAATCGTGTGGTTTGCCTGCGTTTCTACGGATGCGCAGCCCCCGATACTTATTCAACCCACCCCACCTTTCTTTTTTTCTATACGCAATTCATCACGCGTGGGGTGTTGGAGAAGCGTCAGTAAATTTTTTCTCCTTTTTTGGTCCCTATAGGGCCGGCCTTATGTATCAATACGTACATAACACCTAAAATGTGTAGCGGTATCAAGGGTTTTGCCCAAAAATACAAACAAAAATGCCGGGGTTTTAGTGCCCCGGCAGTGTAGTTAAATAATCTTAGGTGTTTTTACTTATCAGCCTTTAGCTTTTTTGGCGGCAACCGCCGCTTCAAAATAAGATTCGGGATCAGGGCGTTGATTTACTAGCTCTTTGCGTGCGCCAGAGACAAATCCCTGTACATCAAGGGAGTCTGCACCGCTTTCCGCCAATTTTTTGGCTTCGTTTTCAATTGCTTCAAGTGCAATAATGCGCTCGGCCCTGTTCTTGGGGTTCATCTTGGTACTTACGACCCAATTCCTTTTGTCTTCATACTACTTTACTGCAATCTTTCGCATTTCATGGCCTAAAATACAAATAACAAGCAAACAATAGGTAATAGTTAGTCCCATGGCCCTGTCTCCCGCCGACTTTGCCGCATACAGCCGTGCCACTGGGACCCCATACCCCGAAGATCCGGAAGAAAGGGCAGAGTTAGCGCCAGATGTCCTTGAATTCCGCCGTAATCAGCTTCGTGCGCCACAAGAGGAGTCAAATCTACCCGGCATCTTGGGCGCTGTAGCTGCAGGCTTAGGTGTTTTGGGCGCTGGTACGTATGGAGCTATGCAATTAGCTGGCCGTCGTTCTCCTCAAACAAAACAAACAGGGTTAGGTGTTAAGCAAGCTGATCTTTCTACTGTTGCTACCACTCCTCCACTGCGTGCAACTCCTTCCCCTTCAAAAGTTGCCATTACTCAACCGGAAGCTGCTGTTAAATCTTCAACGGTCGATCTTTCTAAATATACTGAAGTTCCTTTTTCCGATGTAACGGCTGCTTCTCGCGCACAACCAAGGACAGAAGAGTTTGATGTTCCACCTGCCGAAATAAACGCACAATCTTTTGCCAAAGCAGCAGTCGATGATCTAGTTAATATTCAACAAAAAACTACATCTGCGATTGCAGAAAATGCACTTGACTCCCTGGAGAGCGGCTCGGATCAACTTGACTCCAAACTTGAATCCGTAGTCCAACGTGACGTAGATTCCGTTCGCTATAGCAAGCCCATTGTCGCCGTTGAGAAATACACAGGAGCCGTAGAGGAACTAACGCCCCGTCAAGAACGCCTTATGGCGCAGATGGGTGCACTTGGTGCTCCAAGAGCTGACTTAAATCCTGACCAAAGTCCCGTGCTTCCAGCGAAAGCCATGGATCGCTTTATGGCTCTGGATTTATCTGGTGGTGTACCAGAGCATCAACAAGCTGCTCTTGGTAATTTCTTGCGTCAACAAGAAGCTCGTAATACTCCTCTTTCAGGTTTTAATTTGTCTGGTGCACGTGGAGATCTTCCTGGTGTTTCTGCAATGTCTCCGCAAGAACGCAGGACATTCGGCAAACAAATTGGATTAGATCTTCGTCCATCCAAGGCTCAAGAATCCGCTGGTTTCTTTGGTGCAGATGTTGACATGAGTGATTTTGAAGGCCCTGTTCAAGGGCCTGCCATGAAACCCTACGTATCACCTCAACGTACTGAGCCCGTAACCATAACCAGCCTTGATCGCGCAGATCGGATTTCAGCAGCAGCTAACTTTACACCTGGTTCCTACGAACATCAACTACTGTTAAACCCAACAGTACCAACCGAAAAGATTCGCGGTTTACTTGGCAGTACCTTACGTGTTGATGCTGGACGTGTTGGCACCAACTTAACGCATGAAATTACCCCTGGCGCCAGGGCAAGCATGACTGAGGTACCTGGATGGAAAGATGAACAGGCTGCTCGTCGTGCGCAGATGGGTCAAGAGGTTGTTTATGACGAATACGCAGGAGATACACCATACGTTCAAACAGTGTCTTGGGATGACTATGAAGGTGCTACAGATTTAGGTGAGGGTGAAGGCCCTGGTGGCTTGACGCTTAGCCGTACGTTTGATGAGCGCACTGGTAAGAGCCGCACCGATCTCCCTGGACAGTACCAACTTGCAGTTGGTGGTTCCCAGTCTCCGAGAGGCATTCGTCCACTTAACCGCAGTAACGAAGAGCTTTACACGCGTCAAGAACGTATTGATCGTGTAATGCCCACACGTAGCACGGAAGAAGGCGATACTTCCCGTGGCTTTAGGATTGACGCGAATACAGGTCGGTTAGTTTTTGAAGGCGCTTCAGAACGTGATCCGATGGGTCGCTTGCGTCCTACCGATCCAACCATAATGATTGAAGGTGACTACGAAGATAAATTGGTCACCAAATTAGTTGGTGGTTACCAAGGTGTAACGGGTGAGCCAAGCAAAATGGTATCTATGCAGCCTACATCTGCTTATTACGAAAAAGATGTAGTTGGAAAGGCTGACCCACGCATTGAAACAGGTTCAGACGGTAGGCTTTATGTACGTAGCAGTCAATCAACAATTACAGGCGAAGAGCCTTTGGTTGCTTTAGTTGGTAAACGCACGGCCAACCCTGATGGCACAAAAGGACCTTACGTATTCCTTGAAAAACAAGGCTTGCGTCAAGTTCAATTACCCTTAAATATGCTTACCGAAATCATACAAGACGCAAAAGACTCTTATCTTAATAATCCTTCAACTAAAAAAGAATTCCTTGGGCGCCGCTATCCAGAGTTATTAGAGCAGGGAATGGCAGAAGGAAAATTATTGAGTGATATGGGTAGTGCCATTTCATACAATGATTTTCTTATTGAGTCATTAGATAAAGGCTTGCAAGCACGTGGCTATAAACTACCAGTTCTTCAACCAGCTAAAAAAGGTTACTACCCCAAAGCTGCTCATGAGTTTATTAGTCAGTATGGCCAAGTGACCAAAGAAAGCCCTGTTTTTGGCTATCCGGCCATGCTTGGGCCAAATGGAGGTATCCTTTATGAGAATACAAAGTATGGCAAGGTACCTAAAGTTGATAAGAGCAGTGAACCACGTCCCATACCTGGTCTTTTAGACGTACGTGGTACTGGCGGTGTAGACGCAATGTCTATTGCTGATGACTATGAAGGTGCTGTTGCTTTCCACTCGCCGCGTATTCAAAGCGCTCCTCAAGTAGTACGGGATCGCCGCACTAATGAAGTTCTTACTGCCACACAATCCGCTCAAAGCGCCCAAGGTTTACTTTCCACTGGGGAAACCGTACCTCAATTATTACCTCTTTCGCGCCCTCAATTCACTAATTATCCAAATGTTGCTATGCGTACCGTTAGATTACCAGGCGGTGAAGGCACTTATGTAGCTACGGAATTCCTTCCTCCTACCTTATATGAAATTAAAGTTGATCCTGAAACCGGTAGGCGCTATCCAACAACTAACATTATTAGCCAAGAGCGTACTGTTGAGCGTGCTCCTCAAGTACCAAATCAATCAACGGCCGCTAGCCTTGGTACAACAGGCCAAAAATTTGTTGACTTGCGTCGTTCGATGGAAACAGCACGCACTGGTTATACGGCACCTTATATCAGCAATATTGGCGGCGGATTTATTGCAAACACAAAAAGACCTTTTAGCAGTAACGCTTTTTATGCAGATGGTCCTGTCGGAGGTACGTTACCTCTTGGGGGCTACGTTCAAACAGGCGAACCATATCTCACCCGTTTTGGTTACTTGAATCCAAACGAACGTGGTGTGGGTGCTTCCCGTAATTTAAACCTGGAGATGGGTCCCCGAGCTGCGTCCGTAAGACCCACTCCTGGACCAGAGTCTTCCGGAGCTGGGAACATCTCAACTTATGATATTAATCAAGTAATGAAACAAGCAATGGCACAGGCGGGACGCCGCCGTGGTTCACGGAAAGGTTGATCATGGCTGAAAAGAAAAAGAAAGACAAGAAGTGGATTCAAGGCATGGAGATGAAGGAGGGTGCCTTCACTGCTAAAGCCAAACGCAAAGGCATTACCACTGCTCAACTGCAGGAAAATGTCCTTTCTAATCCAGATGATTACGATGACAAAACCGTTAAGCAAGCACGCTTGCGTCAAACGTTGGTAGGATTAAAAAAGAAAAAAGATAAGAAGTAATGGCAAAAGATCATCGCCTAGCACTAGATCGTTATATTGACTTCACCAAGGATCCTTTCCTGGTAAAGCGTAAAGTTGACTTTGATGATTCGTTTTCATCGAAGCCATCCACAGGTAAAGCACCATGGATGCCAAGCCGCTTTACAGAAGATGACCTATTGCGTCGTGTACAAACACGTAAATTACAACTGAATCCAGGCCTTAACTTCGTTGGTGATTCACCAGAAGAATATGAAGTGTTTGCCAATATTGGTCGCTTCACACGTAAAGAAGGTTACAACTTTGAAGAAGGCAGGCCCAATACTGCGTTACGTCCAGAAGATCAGCCAGGGTTTTCTCCCATCTGGGTCGAAGCCTACCGCATTAGCCCAACCGTCAAGCCAGAAAAGCGTGCTTCCAACCCAATGCCACGTGTTAATAACCCAGATCCCAAGGGTTACATGATGGCAGCAGCAGAGCAACGTGCATTGAAAGAAGCAGAAGGTGATAAGTCTGTTGCTCAGTTAATATCAAGTAAACCGGAAGACAAAACTGAGGTGTTTAAACGTAATAATGAAGACGTTAAGAAGGCTTAAATCAGGCCATCTATAATAAAAGAAAAACAATACCATGGCGTCTGCGGCAGGTTTTGCACAACTATTAAAAGATGTCGCTAAACCGGCCCTTATGAGTGGCGGGCTTGCCACCGGACTGTCTTTACTTAGTGGTGCCACTCCCCTGCAAGCACTTGCTTCTGGTGCTGTAGACGTTGGAGCAGACGTTCTTGCTTTAGGTGGTTTGCGTGCGCTCCGGCCTAATGCGTATAAACCTATTAGGACAAGAAATTTAGATACAGGAGAAGAAACAGTTGTACAAGGCACTCACCGCTTTGAGACGCCACTTAACATCGCTGCTTCTATTGGCGCTGGCTATGTAACCTCTCCACTTATCTATGGAACGGGACAACCACAGCAGATTGCACAACAAGTTGAACAACGTGCGTTAGTTAATCACCTGCAAACACCTCAGCTTTTATCTGAAGGTACCAACTTCCAAATGGCTGGCTTACCAGATCCACAGGATTTCCAACAGTTGTTAAATCAACGTGGTGGTTGGCAGCAGTACTTGAGTCCTGAAGATCAAGCGTTGATTCGGCAAACGCTAGGAGGTGCAGCGTGATGGGCTTTCAACAACTTCTCAATCAAGTAGGTGAGGTAAAGCAAAAGTTAGCTACAGGTGCAAGCAAAAGTGCTGAAGCCAGTCGGCTTGCATACCTTCAAGGGGAACGTAATCCAACGATCCTTAAAGAAGCACCTGGCATCAAAAACATCACTCGACAGCAGTACCATCAAAACTTAGAAAAATTAGGTGTTTCTTTTAAAGAGACACCTGTTGAGGCAACCGCTGCTTTTGCCACCCGTCTGATGACGGACCTTACTAATGACGGCACACGTGGCATCTATTGGCGTTACAACCACCCACTAGCCATTCTTGAGGCAGGCGCCAAGACTGCCCTTGGAGAGAAAGCATACGAAGCCCTGGGGCCTACAAAAACAGGTCTTATCACCGCCAGTATTGCCGTCCCCGTTACAGCCGTTGCCGGTGCCTACAACATCTTGAATCCTGGTGAGATGTTCAGGCCAAAGGGTTTTGCCCAGGCTTATGCAGCGGAAGGATCAGAGGATCGCAGGGAAACAACGCAACCTGTTCCTGAACTGTTTGAGCGTTTCTTCCTTGGCCGTACTGGACGCCCCCTTGCTTACGAAGAAGCACAAAAAGATATTCCTTCCTTAACACCTGAACGTTACGGTAATTATCTACGTAATTACTATCAGGACAAAGGATTTCTTGGCATTATTAAAGCAACACCTGAAAATCTTGAGGGGGTACCAGAGGCTCGCATGCTTGGTTATCCAATCACTATCCCATCTGTTACTGCGGCTGTTGGTGGTATTGCCGGTGCTGCAACTGCGATACGTACTGCTCCCAAGTTGGGAGGTTCCTTCAGGCGTGGTTTAGGTGGTGCCGCGTTAGGTACGGGTGCCGGTCTTATTGCTGGTAATTTAGCTAATGCTGCACTTGCCGCAAAAGCAACCGAGCAAAAATTACCGACCGTTGGTCAGTATGAAATAATGCAGTGATAGAATTTATTCAATAGAGAACCTCATAAAAGTAATGTTTGCGGATCCCTGGACCACACCATCAGTACCTCCTTCTAGTCCGTTACAGTTTGCTGGTGGCGCTCAACCAGCTCCTCCAGGGCGAGGTGCACAACTACTTGAACGCACCAAAGCAGGTGCAAAACAGGGTGCAGATGCCGCACAACAATTTCTTGGACGTTACGGTAAATACGCTTTACCGGCCGGAGCTCTTGCTGTTGGTGTAATGCCAGCAGTTGGTGAGACTCTCCAAGAAATTGAAGCAGGCCGTCCCCTTGGTGCTTTAGGAGCGCTTGCACCTGCTGCTTTATCCGCAGGTGGTGCGGCCATGCTTGGTCGTACGGGACAGGCAATGATTGGTAAAGGCGGTGTTGTTGGTAGCGCTATCGGCCTGGGCCTTATGGGTCTGGGCGCCATTCTCCCTGGCATCACTTCATCGGCCGCTTCTTCGGCGTATCAATCAGCAACAGGCAAGCCCACTAAGGGTAAAGAGGGTGAGTTCAGCACCCAGATGGCGATCAATAAACAGCTTGCTGAACTTGGTACTACACAATACCGTGACAACATGGGTGTGTATACCAGTAGTCTTACAGATCTGAGCAAAGCATATTCCGATCAAGAATATCTCAACCTCCAACGTAATATTCCTTTAATCAACAAACTCAAGAACGCTGACCTGGTTCGGCAACAAGCGTTGATGAATACACAAAATCAAGGTTACATGCAGCAAGGCGTGTTAGCAACGGCCGGTTCCCTGGCTCTTGGTGCACAACAGAATGTTGCGCAGCTTACCAATACTGCACTGCAAACTAATCCGTACGCCGGCGCAATTATGCAGGCTCCTCAGATTCGTTTTGGGTGATTACCAATGACTTCTTTCGCACAAGGACAGCCTTTTAGCAGTGGTCCAGTATGGGATCAAATGCGTTTTGGTAGTGAGCAAGGAGCTGCTATGCCAATCGCTGGCAGCTACATGGATCAATTACGCAGCTTTATGACATCAATTCCATCTGACATTTCTAAGGATGATCGCACTCTTTATGGTTTGTTAGGGGCTCAACATCTTGGCGCTGCTGAAACAGCAAAACAAAACAAAGAAACGATGCGTGAGTTTTTAACTTACCAACAACAGGCTTCTGAAAGAGCAAACGAAATGGGCATCAAGAACCAAATCATTGGTTCATTCCTTAACGCACCTCTTGCTCTTAATCTTAGCAATCGCAATAAGTACCTGCCTGAACAAATTGCAGCAGCAAATGCTACAAGACCAATTCCTTCTTATGGCTCAGCTAATTACTACGGCTTCGTCCGTTAAAATAAACTTAGATAATAAAGTGCAATGGCAGGTCCTTTAGGAGCATTAGGTGCAGCTGGCTTTTTAGGTGGCGGTGGAGGTGCTGCTGCAGGAGCTGGTGCGGGTATGGCTGCCTTAGGTCCCTGGATGCTGGGGGCAACTGCTTTACAGGGTGGCTTCCAAGCTATTGGCAGCGCCATGGAGCAGAAATCGGCAGATAAGGCAATTGAAGAAGCGAATAAAAATCTTATCCGTACAACTGGTATTCAATCATGGATGCAAGATCGCGAGCAAGGAAAACAGATGGCTGCTTTGCGAGAAGGCTATGGTTTTATGAATAGCCCTGTCTTCCAGCAGGTTAAAGATAAAGAATTTGGCCAGGAATACGCTTTGGCCGGTAAATACTTCAATCCATATGTGTTTGGTCAGATTGATAGACTTACCTAAATCTTTTATCTTACAATAGGCTTAAGGTAATTTCTATCAGATATGGCTTTTGGTATTAAGCCAGGAGAAGCTCATCATACATCTGTTTCGATGTTTGAAGACTACCCTGCACAACTTGCACGTCTCTCTGGTAAAGAGCGTAAAGGCATCAAGAAAACTGCGCAGGCTCTTTTTGAGACCAGCCCCAGTGATGCAATTAGTTACTTAGCGGGACAAAGAGGCTATACCAATTTTAGGCCAGACTTGCTAATGGGCAAGTTGATGTCTAAGCCGATTGATTACGATCGGTTTAAACTCACTGGTGCTAGTGCTTTCCAAGATCTTCTTGGACGTTCTATGTCTGATACCGAGTGGCAGCAGACTTCTGAACTGGCTAAAACTATGGGCATTAAAGACCCAAATGCGTTTGAAGCTTTTCTTTCTAAACGTATAGCATCTACTCCCGAAGGACAGGCTAAGATTAAAACAGAGTCTGATATTGCATGGGAGTCTCAGTACGGAACAATGCCGCGTGATGCACAAGGAAACTTAATGCGTGGCATGGTGCGCTATAACCCAGGACAAGTTAAAAGTATGGTCCAATCAATGATTGGTTGATTGTACACTAAATAAAAACGTAATAGTCATGTCTAAAAACAAAGGTGGCGGCGGCGGTGGCGGCAATAAACCTTCAGGAGGAGGTGGTGGTGGTGGCGGCAATAAACCTTCAGGAGGAGGTGGTGGTGGCGGCAATAAACCTTCCGGTGGTGGTGGTGGCGGCGGCGGACAGCCCTCAGGTGGAGGCGGTGGCGGCAATAAACCTTCCGGTGGTGGTGGCCAGTCTTCCGGTGGTGGAGTTAAAGTAGCTGGCGTCAATGTTGGCAAAGCATTTAACGCTGCAGATATTGCAGCGATTCAGGCCGCCAAACCTAATATTTCTGTTGCCGCTATTCAACAAAAAGCAAAAGCTGCTGATGTAAAGATCAAACCAGGTGCAACATCTGTATTTCGTGCAGAGGCACAGAAATTTGCGGATGCAGCTAAAGAAGAGGAGAAACAACGAACTCAAGGAATTCTAGAAGAACTAGGTGTGTTACCTGGGATAGGGGAAGGTGATGCTTTTCTTCCAGGGGAAGAGATTGTTCCCTTTGCTAATTTTGATCTTGCAAGGGAAGGTGCAAATTTAGAAATCCAACGCCAAATAGCAAGCCTCCGAGAGGCTGGTGCTACTGAACGTACAAAATACGAAGTAGATAATCGTATTCCCTTGGTCCAAGCAGAGTCAAAAGGTAAGATTGATCTTCAAGCGATTGTAAACGCTGGCTATAAAAACATTGCCAACATTGAACGTGGCACTGAAATGGTTAGGAATATCACTAGCATGTTCAATTTCTAAATTGAATATACTAAAATACTTGTAGAGTTATCTCTCGAATAGATGTCTTATTCTTCTACCAGCACCCCTGCCCGTAATACTCGGACCAAAGCTCAGCTCATGGCTGAAGGCATGTCTGACGCCGAAGCACAGGAGCTTGTAAACGCAAATGCTTCTCGCCGGTACGGCGGCGGTATGTCGGCTGCGGAGCTGCAGGATTTTGAATCCCTCATCGGCCGTCTTGAAGGTTCCAAGATGCGTCAAGCGGCCCAAGGCAACCGTGCACGTCAACGTGATGTGTTCGCTGGTGGCCTTGCCAGCATGATGGGTAACTTCTAAGATGCAAGACTCTTCTGCCGATACTTCCGCAGAACTGGGTCGTTATCGCCAGGCGGCAGATGTTGCGTACAAATACGCCAAAAGCCGCCTTAACAAAGAGCAACCTTCAGATAAACTGAATAAAGAAGAAACTGATGTCAAAGAAGACATCAAGGAAACGGAACGGTCATGAACGACGAAGATTTTTATTACGACGATGATAAGGATTTAAATTCTTATGATCTGTTGTTTGATGAGGACAAAGCGCGTAAAGCTGCGTCTGCCGTTAAAATCTTCCAAGACGTTTCCGTTGGTTCTTCCAAAGAGAAGATGAAGGAAGCTGGTGCACAAGAACGAGCCTCTATTGGAACATCAGGTGAAGAGCAAAGAAAGTCTGCAGCCCAAGCTCAGGAGTTTGGTGAAAGCGACGAGGCAAGGGACTACGCTCAGTCCCAAAGAGCATATCGATATTGAGATCTTCGACCAGTGGGTCGATAATTTAGACGCACCAACGGAGCAAGCATATAGAGCATTCTGTTCGGAAAACTTCTCCGTAATCGAATGCTATCTATATGCTCGTTTCTTGCGTTATAACGGATGCATCACTGGCTGTGATCTCTGGCTCCAACACAACTATCCAAAGCCTGATCACCGCAAGGTTTTGATCAATGAAATTGAAGCTATGCAGGAGGACATCCGCAAGCTTCGAGAAGACATTGATAATGGTGTTGTCAAGCGTGATTCTGGCGTTGCAAGGATCGCTAGCATGCAAAAAGAACTCCGTGGCACCATCGCCCAGATTGATCTGTTCACGGGCAACAAAGATCGCAAGGGCTTACTAATGGCTGGTGCTGACCGCGCCATACGTGAGTTACTGACCATCTTCAAAGATGACCCGATTGAAGTCCCACTGGAAGAAGCATCGATGAGTGTATGGTCTCACATGCAAATGGAAGAATAAATAAATTAGACTAGACCTATGCAAAAGCCACCTGCACAACCTCCTGTTTTCGGCGAAGATATTGCCGGACGTTTATTTGAAGTTGCTCGTCAACTCCAAAAAAATCGTGAGTCAGGAGCAGGTGTTCGTCGCCCAACTCCCCTTGCGCAGAATGTTGCACAGGGCCAAGATGTCATGAATGCATTAATGCAGAAGAAACAGAATGAGCAAAAATAAAATGCCGCCTGAACTCCTGGAGCACTTCAAGAAAAAAGAAGCCAAGAACGAAGACGGAAGTGAGATGTCGGATAAAGAGAAAAGAAAAGCAGCCCTAGATAAAGCCCGTAAATACCAAGCAAACAAAAGAAACAAAGACGATAACAAATAGGGTAGTATTCAGTAATACACTGAACGATACCTACCGTGCCTGCATACCAGCATCTTGCCTACCGTCGTAACGCACAAGCTGCTGCACGCAAGCAACAAATTCGTATTCCACGAAACCTTGAATCTCTTCAGAAAGCAAGGGAAGATTTTGGTTTCTTTTGTGAGTACGTAGCTGATAAACCTCCGGCTCAACATCACAAGGAGTGGCATCGTCATTTTGTAACTGATCAGGACAGCACTTGTCTTTTGAAGATTGCTGGTCCTAACGTTGATCTCTTGGCGCCCAGGGGCTCCGCCAAGAGCACGGTCCTCGGTCTGTTCACTGCCTGGGCCATTGGTATCCACACGCAAGCCAAGAAGCCGCTACAGATCCTTTACTTGTCTTACACGGTTGATATCGCACGTTCTAAGTCGGCAACCATTAAACGCATCATCGAAAGCAAACGATACCAAGAGGTTTTCCCAACCGTACGTCTTCTCAAGAACGTCACCAGTAATGAGTACTGGTCCATCGACCACAAGTTTGCGGGCATTGACACCACGGGTGAAGAACAATTCACGCTCTGCGCAGCAGGCCTTAAAGGTTCGGTGACCTCCAAGCGTTCACACCTTGTGATCATTGATGACGCCATTAAATCTGCGGCTGATATCTCTAACCCTGACATCCGTAAACAGATGCAGGACAACTGGAATGCGGTGATTGCACCCACCATGTTTGAAGGAGCACGGGCTATCTGCCTTGGTACCCGCTTCAGACATGATGATATTCATTCCACAACATTTAATACACAAAACAACTGGTTGCAAATTGTGTTGTCCGCAATCTTGCAAGATCCTAAGTCTGGGGATGAACAATCGTATTGGCCAGAGATGTGGTCATTGGATTACTTGAAGGAAAAGAAACGACAAGCGCCTATTGCTTTTTCGTTCCAGTACATGAATCAAGTCATCAGGCAAAATGAATTGTCGTTGGCTCCAGAGCTGATTGTTAAAGCGGAGATTGCAACAGAGTTCGACACGCTTGCTGTGGGGGTTGACCTTTCTGCTGGTACAAAAGAAAGAAATGACTATACTGTCATGGTACTTGGTGGACGTATCGGAGATCAGATTCACGTTATTGATTACCGCCGCTTGCGTGTCATGGGCAACCTAGAAAAACTAGATGCTCTTAAAGAATTGCTTAATGATTGGTCGATACTTGGCTGCGATGAAAGCGGTAATTATTTCCCGACCTACTCCACGTGTGACATCTACTCAGAAGCCGTGCAGTACCAGGCTTCTCTTGAAGCCGACTTTAAGCGTGTGTGTCTAAACAACGAAAGTCTTTACAACTTGAATTGGCATCCCGTTAAAGGATTCCGTGCTGATAAGCTGGCACGCTTCCGTGGTTGCATGGGGCTTTTTGAGGACCGTAAGATCATCTTCAATCGCTATCGCAACTTTACCGCGATGTTTGAAGAGCTGACTAACTTTGGTGTTAGTAGTCATGACGACTGTGTCGACGCTCTTGTTTGGATGATTAACGGTCTTATGAAAAAAGGCAAACTCCAACTTGATTACTAAACCTTAGAATTAGAAAAAAGCGAATTTGGTCGTGGGGCCTGAATACATTGCTATCGGTTTGACGGCCGTTGTGTCCGCTATTACTGGTGGCAGTTGGGTCGCAGGTAAGATTCTTGGCAGGCAAAACGACCAGATCCAACAAGCTTTTAATTACATCGGTTCGCAAAAGCGAAGGATTGACGTCTTGGAAGACGATTTAAAACGTATGCCTTTAGAGTACGTTCTTAAGGTTGACTTCCTAAGAGAGATCCAACAAATGCATGACAACTTCAATCAAATCAATGCAAAGCTTGATAAGCTGGTTGAGAAA